TACGCTGGTGGTGGTGGAGCATTTTCTCATCCAACACAAACAACCGGCGGTCTTGGCGGTGGTGGAAATGGTTCCACCAACACAGCAGCAGCAACGACCGGAACAATCAATACCGGCGGCGGCGGTGGTGGTAGCGCGGGAAGTGGAAGTTCAACTGGAACTGGCGGTTCTGGAATTGTGATTGTCCGTTACACAAAGACTCAGGTGGATTGATGGCACATTGGGCTGAAATTGACGGAAATAAGATTGTTTTGAGGGTTCTAGTCGGCGACAATGACGATCCAAATGGCGATGAAGGTTACCAATGGCTTTTGGATAACTTGGGCGGAACTTGGATCAAGACGAGTTATAACGGTCGTATTCGTAAGAATTACGCTGGCATTGGATACTCGTATGATGAGGAACGCGATGCTTTCATTCCACCCCGATGCCATAACGAAGCAACCTTGAATGAAGAAACCTGCCGATGGGAATGCTCAAATGAGCAACATAAACCCCCGACTCTGTAAAGCCGGAATTCAGTTACGCGAGCAGCTCGATGACTCCTTCCCGGATCGTAGAAGGCCAGATGGTTGGGTTGCCGATGCCCGGCACTATCGGGACAATCCTTCTTCTGACCATATCCCGGATGCTGAGGGGTGGGTTCGTGCCTTGGATGTATCAGTTCACTTGGGAAGAGATGAGCAAATGCATGACTTGGCAGATCAGCTTCGACTACATGCCAAGCGTGGTGACCGGCGAATTTCCTATCTCATATTCGATGGACGAATTTGCTCTCGAATACTCAACTGGCGATGGCGTAAGTACCGTGGTGCTAATCCACACCGGCAGCACCTCCACATAAGTTTCACCAAGGCCGGAGACAAAGACGGCCGATTCTTCAATGTCCCAATGCTAGGAGGCGATCTTGTCTAACTATCTCAAGCACCCAATCTTTATGGCTCTCGGTGGATTCCTTGCCGCATGGGCTGGCTCCAACTTTGACCTTGACTACCGGGCAATCCTGTTCGCTGTCCTTGCTGGCGTGTTCGGATATGCCAAGCCAGTCAAATGACCCCGGCCGAGTGGGGCGGTGTTCTTGCCGGGATGGTTGCCATTGCAGCCAGCTTCCTGACAGCCCTCCGATGGATGGTTCGCCAATTCGTCAATGAGATTGGCTCAAGCCTTGCCACACGCATCGACAAATTAGAAGCGACACAAGAGCTTTTAGTCGAAAGACAGTCAGCCATCTATGAGACACTTTTATCACAGGGGGTAGCCAATGCCAAAGCCAACAAAGGCACAAAAGGCCGCGCTAAGAAGAAGCAAGGAGCGCGCCGCTAAGCGCACCACGCCACCCTCAAGGCTAGACCAATGGGCCATTAGCCTTTATGAAATATCTCAATCCATGAAGCGTGCAGGCTTCTCTGATGCCACCATACAAGGCTGGCTCGTAGATCAAAAGCTTCCAGACTGGGTATTTCCTGACCACTTCGATCCATTTGAGGATGAGGAAGAAGAAGATGACGATTAGGCGCATTGCCTTCGTACCAGATTTGCAAGTACCTTTCCACAGCGAGCCTATGGTGAACTCCATGGCTCGCTTTCTTGCTAAGTGGAAGCCCCACCGCACCATCCAAATCGGTGATGAAATAGATCTGCCACAACTTCGAGGGGGCGCAAGCACCTTGGAAGAAGCCATGGGCAACATCGATGATGACCGGACATGGACTCAAGAGATCCTTGAGCAACTAGGCGTGACCGATGTGCTCGGATCTAACCATGGGGCCAGAGTATTCAAAAGCCTCATGAACCGGCTCCCGGCCTTCACCAGACTCCCAGAAATGGCCTATCACCGCTTTATGGGATACGACAAGCTTGGTATCACCTACCACCCACAGGGCCTAGGCTTTGCCCCGGGTTGGGTAGCCATCCATGGTGACTCGATACCCCTATCCAATAAGCCAGGTCAAACGGCCCTGAATGGCGTTCTAAGGCTAGGGAAATCGGTGGTCTGTGGTCACACCCATAGACTGGGGATTTCGTCCGTCTCAGAGGCATATAAGGGCAATTATGGGCGTATTCTGTGGGGGGTTGAGGTCGGCAATTTGGTCGATCTCAGCTCACCGGGCATGGGGTACACCCGAGGCTATGCCAACTGGCAGCCGGGATTCACTGTGGGCTACCTAGACGGCTCCAAGTTCTACCCCATCAATGTGCCCATGAACCCGGACGGCAGCTTTGTATTCGAAGGCAAGCGGTACAAGTGATCCATGAGATTGTCCCTCTACTTCGTAGCATTGACGATCATATTGATGATTGGGATGCTGCATCCGATTTCGTTATGAAATCGTTATCAACACACCCACCCATCCAGCACCGGTAGGGCGTACATTTGGCTCATCGGGGAAAGGCCCCGGGAAAGCGAGCCATCATGAATAGGGCAAACAGGAGAAGGTATTTTGCTCTGATAGAAAAAAACTGCGGCATCCGGTCAAACCATCAGCTGATGATCGATGCTGATTTTTGCAGTTGCCAATGGATCAAAATGGAGCATGAAAGACTGCCGGATTCGTATATCAGAATGTTGGCAAAATCATGACCGCTATGAGCTTTGACCCAATAGCCATTTATTACATTATTGCACTTATAGCCATCCCGGTCTTAGGGATCTTGTACACAGCCATAACCGAGAATTTCTATTGGAAAGGATTTCGTGATGGAAAGCGACTCACCCAAAACAATCACAGCGCAAGAAGTCCTCGATGAGGCAGGTCGCATCCGGGGTGATCGTGGTGCAATCTACGGTCACCCATACATCAATCACAGGCGTATCGCTGACCTGTGGAGTGCGTATCTGGAAGTGCCAATCACGCCAGACCAAGCGGCTATCTGTATGGCTTTGGTCAAAGTCTCACGGTTGGCAGAGACTCCGGGCCATCGAGGTCGTGACGGTTATGTGGATGCTGTGGCTTACTTATCGCTTGCAGCTCAACTGGCAACGACAGATCCCACGGACTTCGATGCCTATTAGGAAACTGCAGACCAAGCAGGTCTGGTGCTCCATCTGCAAGGAGCAGTACCGGGACAACAACCCTTTGCATCGCACCCCGGCTGTCTGGGCTGTCATATCAGAGACAGCCGACAAGGCTGGCCGAACACGCTATTACTGCCAACCCCATGCTAACGAGGCACAGACATGGGTAGATGGCACAATCTGGACATTCAGGCAACAGCTTGATTACGCGAAAGGAAAGGAAGTTCTTGATGAGTTCAAGATGTAATTGTTCGCATGTCGAATTCTCAACAAGTGAAGAAGGTTTCGTGGTTTCAATAGAAAAGGACAACACAATTTATCGAATTATTTGCATAGAAGGAAGATTTGAGAAGGAGTACACAAATGGCATGGGATCTTAGTAATTATGAAGATGTGGCCACATTGAATAAGTGGTTTCAGGACAACTTCCCGGCAGGCAGGATTGAGATAACAACTGAACACTTTGACCCCAAGGAACAACAGATCTTGGTCAAGTGCTCGTTGTATCGTGATTACAAGGATGAGCAACCAAGTGTGAGCAATCTGGCGCGAGGCAAGGCATCAGATTACCCACCAAAGATGGCGAGGTGGTATGTCGAGGACACAGCCACAAGCGCGGTAGGTAGGGCGATTCTCTTGCTCAAGGCAGCGGAAAAGACAGCCACCAAGGACTCGATGATTCAGGTTGCTCGGGGTGATTCAGCGATCGTTCAGCACCCTTGGAAGCCAGCCGAGGCTGTCAAAGAAGTCGAGAATGAACCAGAGACCTATGTCTGGCCTGATGAGACTGAGACCAAGGCCTTCAAGGATGCCACCGATATTGTCAATGCCTTTGGCGGTGAAGTCGTGGGCTTCAAGTGCAAGCATGGTGACATGATTCTCAAAGAAGGCTCAAGTGCCAAAGGCCCTTACCATGGTTATGTCTGTGGAGCTAAGGCCAAGGCCGAGCAATGCCCTGCAAAGTGGGCCAAGCAAGTCCAAGGCAAATGGACATTTGAGGGAAAGGCCATTGACTGATGGAAGATAAGACAGGCCAGCCCAACGGCTACCCGGTTGATTGCAGTTGGTGTGGTGTCCGGTTGGCAAGTTACGCAGGCTTTCGAGTCCAAATGGCAGCCCATGATCCACTTGATTACAACTGGGCTTGCGAGCCATGTTATGAGAAGGCTTGGAGCCATGAGTAGAAGGGAGCGCGGCCGTGAGACTGAAAAACTTGTGGCGCAATATCTGGTTGCTCATGGCTTTGAGGGGGCGCATGTCACATCCATGGCAGCTAGTGGTAGTGACATATTGGGCATTGAGGGTCTGGATGTCGAAGTCAAAGCTAGAGCCGGGTTCCAGCCTTTGGCTGCTATGTCACAGCTTAGAGCCAGATCCAAAGAGACAGGGTTGGGAGTAGCCATCCTGCGTTGCAATGGTCAAGGGGAAGCTTCTATTGACGACTGGGTCGGTGTGGTGCGCCTAGCCGATCTGGTCTATTTACTCAAAGCGAGTGGTTATGGCCAGCGATAAGAATGTCACTCGATGCATCATGTGTGGGGTTTATGTTTACGGAAGGGAAATTTGCGAAAGATGTTATCCGAAAGATATAGCAGCTTGAACAGGCCAGTGTTCACCATGGTATGCGATTGCGGATTACACATATCTGGGAACAGCGAAAATGGGTTATACGTCCTGTGGGGCATCCATCTAGAAAAAGGCATATTTCATC